GCCTACTAACTACTGCTAGCAGGCTTCTTTTGTTCTCTATATTTAGCTATTTGTTGGCTTCGTATGCTATCAATCGTTTTAATAAGCATAACTATTAATTTGTGATCACTAGGCTCTATTTCTGTATACTGCAATATTTCTGTTAGTCCAATATAGCTTTTGCCTAGGTACGATCCACTAAAACCTTCCCACTCATCACGCAGCATACGATAAACTAACATTGCTTGCTGCACTTCTAGTGGCATATCATCTAGTTCAACTGGAATTTCGCTTTCAACAGGCTCTGAACCCATCATAGAGCACATCTCAAGATACATTTCTTTTGTAACGCCACCAACCATTAAATTTTCAAAATAATTGGCTAGCTGAGATTCGACTACTTGGAGCTGTTCTTGGAAAAGTTTCCCAGGTCTGTAACCTGCTCACTAATAAAGCTATCAAAATTACCACTATTTTTCATTAAATATAGTGCGTTTTCACTAGTAAAGTTTAGCTCATCTTCTTGGTCAAGATGTGCAACTTCTACAGGTGCTAATTGTTCTAAGTATTTAATTTTTAAACCACGCCAGCCTTTTACAGCATTTTCTACATATAGTTGTAGGAAAAGATCGTCATTTAATTCTTCTTGAGGTTGACGATTTTTAAACGTAGTTTTTGTAGCTTTTTTGCGAATATTAATAAGTGTTTCACGACTTAAAAAAGCCACATCAATAATAAAACCTGGCATACCAGGATATTCTACCTCAACACTTTTAGAGGGTACTAATAAAGATTTTAAACTAAGATCTGCCATTTGTTTTTAAGGTTAGTGAGACCGGCATTATACCGGTCTCGGTTGATAAAACTTATGCGTAATATTTGACGTTAATTTCGTTAGCTTCTTCAAGATCAAAGTTGCGAACGCCACCAATTGTATCAGTACCTTGAGCCGTAAAGTTAATAGTTGTACTAATAACTTGCTCAGTAGCAACTGTTGGAATAGTAAGCACTACACCAGGCATTTCGATTTCTACACGATCATTAGCGGTAGAACCACCAATTACAAGTTTCATGTAAAATCTAGGATCTACTGTGGTACTGCTACCTGCTAGCAAATCTTGTAGCAATTGTATAGTTTGTTTACGTCCAGTGCTTGGGTCGCTAGTATTATTGGCACCAGTAGCACTACCACTACGTAGATATGCTGTAACACTACCACTAATTGCACGTGTACCAGCAAAATATGTAACTGGATTGTTAACAATACCCAGGTTAGCAGGTGTTAAGTAACTAACGTTGTTGCTAATTGTTAGGTTACCACCAGTAATGGGTAGGTTGTAATAGGTAGTTGTAGCAGGGGGTGTTCCTGGACTGCCCAGGCCTGCCTGTAGTGTAAAGGTGCTAAGCTTGTTGGCAATAAACGCAGCTGTAGTAATCTTTTGTGTAAATGTACTAGCATTAAATATGCCACTACCAGTAAATGTGCCACTACCAATTGCTGTTGGGCCGGTAACTGGTCTAATTGCTTTAGCTTGTCCTGCCCAAGCAATGCTGGCAATAGCGTCAATACCGAAATCAATAGTTGCTGTGTTTAACACACAATCATCAATTAAAAAGCATGCTGTGTCCATAATAACAATTAAACCAAAGCGTTGTAGCTGGTGCTTGTTACTATTTGTAGCTACTACAGTGGCAGGAGTTTCTGGAGTAACTGTACTATCACCGTTTGTCCAAGCTGGATTAGTTCCACCAATTGGATCAACAGCAAACATTGCGTTCCACAATACACTTTCTTCAGCTGTAAGAATAGTGTTGTCGTCATATGGACGAATGTAAGTAGTCATGTTAAAATCAACAGGATCTAGCTGTGTGTTGAAAGTACGCTGTCCACGTACAGGTACAGCACCTGTTTCATTTAGTGTAACTGTTTCCGACGTAGTATTTTGACTAAACCCAAAACCGTCTAATACTTGAATTTCACGGGTATTAGTATTACTAATTACAGCATTACCGCCAACTGCTAGAGCTCCACCAATAACTCCTAGAGCAGAACCTGTATCACCTACTGCAGTAGTAAAAAACACTCTACTATTACGAAGTAAATTAAAACTCATGTTTTTATCCCTTTTTATGGGTATTCAGCTAGCCTTGACTAGACGTTTATCTGTACCAGGCTTTATGAATACGGTTGCTTACATAATCTGGTATCTGACCTGTAAGTTAATCTCGCCAACTGCATAGGGAGCTAAGAGGCCCTCGTCCGTAGTTATTGAGTCTATTAATATTTCTGTTGTTGTATAAGCATTTGTTGAATCATATACTAATTGACGATTTGCATCTATGCAAGTTTCTAGATCAGCTAATAGTTGCTCTAGTTGTTCTTGAGAACTATCCTCACTTTTACAGTAAACTTTTACACATACTCCAAGCATGCCCCAGGCAAAATCTGCAGGATGATATTCACGCAATTCAGTTCCTGGTGTTAAATATACTCCAGGAAAGTCATTAATCTCATCCCAGAATTTTAGTTTGGCAAAGCTTTGATTTTTTAAGTCTGTTATATAAGGAGCTGTACCGTCTATAATCTTAAATTTTTCAGCTAGGGCGCTTACTATTTGTGTTCGTTTTGTCATACTAATACGGCCCTTAACTTAGTTATTTTAGCTTGTGTGGCTAGTTGGCGTATACTTTTGCTTATTAGCAGTTTAGGGTCTCTGCTTCTAGGATACTGCTGCTTGCCGCCACCGCTAAAAGTTGCATATGGATTACGCATATAATTATAGTATGCGGTTATCATTCCCTCACGACTTTGAGTTAGTCTTTCTACTACTACACTTTCAGCAAATCTACCGCTACGTAAGTTTAGTACATCACGTCTACTGCCGTTACCCATGTTTTGTTTTACAGTTTTGATAAGGTGGGCTGATAATAACTCTTGTAAAGTTTTTAAAGAAGTTTCTTTAGCCGCAATTTTAGAGGCTACAACTCTAGTATTAGCAGACATTTTTGTCTTTTTTATAGCTTGCTTTAGCTTATCTGCTGCTTGCTTAAACTCTTTAACAGGTTGACTAATATCTAACACTTCTTTATGTTTTTGTTTAATAGGTCTTGGTTTTATTTTAACAGACTGTGTTTTAGTAGATTTGCCTGTTTTTATTACTTCACCTATTTGCTTAGCTATACCATCTTTAATAGTTATTGAGCCAGGCGTATTAATTAACTGCTCGCTTAAAAATTTTGCATTTTTAACAATTGGATCGTACAAACCTTGCTCACTTAGCGGAGATTTTAGTTCTTCTGCTTTAGCTAAAATTTCTTGAACTACAGGTTTTAAGGTTGCTATTAAGTTGCTGATTGCCGCTTCAGCGGCCGATTCCTCTCTAGCACTAGCTGCTTTAATTAAATTATTTAATTGACGCCCTGCTTGTTGTAATAAATCTCCAGCTTTTTTATTATCTTCTTGAAACTGTAACTCCGTAATTAAACTAGGATTATCACCAAGAACATTTTTTACTGCATCTATAAATACTTGGGATTCTGTAATTAAATTACTGGTTAAAAAATCCGCATCTAAAATAGCTTTTAGTACACTTTCTAGTGCATTTATAGCTGTTTGATCTTCGAGACCTGGCATAGAAATAGTAAAATCTCTATATGTAGCACTAACTTCTTGACTAAACTTGGCTTGTATACCAAGCGCAACTTTAGCTTTTAAAAAGAATATTCCAGCTAAGTGACCACTCTCAACATTATCTTTGAGTAATTGTAATGTTGCAGCAGGTAGTCCAGGTATTTTATCACTTATAAACTGTATAAAATAATCTCGTAATTTCTTTTCAGGTACTTTTTCTATTCTAAAATCTCCAGCACCATATTCTTTAACTGTTTCTGTTTGTTCTATATAACCTACAAATGTAGTAAAAAAATTATCGTTATTTAGTAGACTAGCAACTATTTCTTTAGTTTTTTCATCTTCTAGTTTATCTACTAATTTTCTATTTAGTGCTGTAATGCCTTCTAGCGTTAAACTAGAAGTATGGTAATCTTTACTTTGGAATCGCTTTCTAATATCCTTAGTATCTATTACTGCCTTAAACAATTCTTTTCTAGTTAATTTCTTAAAACTAGCTAGGTCTACTTTATTATTCTTATCACCATAAATGTCAATTATACGCGCTCGCAGTATTGGTGAAAACTGAGCTATACTCATTACGCATAATCCGCAATATACTGATCCAATACCCGCTTAATATGTGCTGGAAAATTTGTACTAGCAACATACTGTATTTGCGTTACGTTTGGAGTTACGTCACGATTTACATGCACAGCGCTGTTATTTTTTGTATAATATTCTAGCAGATCAAATGCAGCTAATTGTAAATCTTCTGGTACAGTATCATAACCACCATAATATACAATTTGATAACCACGTAAATACTCGCGAAAACCATATGAATTTAATGAAACTAATATATCACCGTCTAGTACATAATCGGTAAACTCTGTTAGGGCAGTATAAGTCTGACCATAGTCTGTGCTTATGCTAAAACTATCTATAGTTACTACAGGGGTTTCTTGTAATAGGATTTTATTGAATCCACCATTATAAACCTCTGTTTTTAAATCGTTATAATAATCAACAAAAGTTCTGCGACAATAGGTTTTAATAAGCTGGCTAATTTTTGGAATTAGCAGGTCAATTTCAGCGTCCCTATTATTAGTAGTAATACCAAGATATTTTTTATAATCTGTTCTAGTAATTAGGTCAGCCATAAATCCTCCTGTGTCTCTAAAACCTGCTAGATCAGGCTTTAGAGACAGGGCTCGTATGAACCCTGCCTAAGTTTTATTAAACGTAACGAACTGTTACAACACCACTACCTTCATTGCTTGTTAAGCGGCTCATAGCGATACGCATACTAGCAACGATAACACGACGCTGATTGATAACTTCGTCATCTGTGTCAATACGCATTGCACGATGATTACCAACAACAAAGTTGCGTGGGTTAACTATAACGGCTAGTGCATCGTTAGCAGCTGCACCTGTCATTTGTGCACTAACAACAACTGGAGTTTGGGCGATTAGTCCAACTTGACCAGTAATTAGTGTGTTACGTGACTCACTAATCTTGTCTGTGCTTTGGAAAGTAGCATCTTCTAGTAGATCATAATATGCTGCTTGGCTAACAAAGCAGATTAATTCGCTAGGCTCTAAGCCCCAAACACCTAATGCACGACGAGCAGCCTGGAATTTAGCAAATGTAAATCCTGTTGCTCCAGTACCACCAACTGCAACTGTTGGGCTGCTTGTAGCGCTACCATCATAAAATGCTAGACCATTGATACCAGCCGCATATGTTGTAGCACCAACGTCATTACCTAGGAGCATAGACTTGTCTAGTGTCTTAGCCATACGACGTGTGATTGCATCGCGGATGATAGGTACTAGGGCAATAAGACCATCTTCCTCTTCTTCAAAGGCGATGTACTCTTTGGTAGCTAGCTTAGCGCTGCTGATCTCAATGTCTTTGAGCGCATGTGTGCGAGCTGTACCACTGCTAGCTGCAGCACCAAAATCACTGTTTGCTACCCAGGTTGCATCTGCACCAGCATCTGGATTGATAGGCAGCTTCATGAAAGGCTGTGGCATGTTGATCTGACGGATTGTACCAGCAACAACTAGCTGACGACGAATCTCGTTTTCCATGTTGGTGCTAACTTCTAGTTCCCAAACTTGACCTGGTAGGCGAACTGCACCACCTGCTCCACCACCCGATCCAGCAGCACCAGCTGTACCGCCACTAGCGTACTTTTGTACTAGGCTCTTGGCATACTTGGTTTCTTCGATAGGCTTTTTAGTGATCTTGCTGATAAATACAGCTGCTTCTTTTTCTGCGTATGTAGCACCACCGTCGCTGCTCTTAACATCACTAAACTGCATACGGCTCTTTTGAATAGCTTCTAGCTCAGCAGCTTTTTCACGTAGTGCACTCTCTAGACCTTCTAGGGCGCTCTTGTGGCTGTCAGCTTGCTCGGCTAAGCGCTTTTCAACTTCAGCTAATAGCTTTTCTGCACCTGTGTCAACTGTTTGAACTGCGCTAACAGCAGCCTTAATTTTAGCTTGTAGCTGTGCTTCTTC